AAAGATACCAACACAAGATTTGCCTTGGGCTCATGTTATGCTTCCGCCGACTGCACAAGTTGGTGCATTCCATAACATCAAACCAAGCGATTGGGTATTCGGTTTCTTTCGTGATCCAGACTATCTGCAAGAACCTGTTGTCATGGGTGTCATGCCAGGCATTCCAGCCGCAGCCGCAGATCCATCAAAAGGATTCAATGATCCCAATTCACCAGATGCACCAGAACCCCAAGCAGAAAAATATAAAAAAGATCCAGACTTTGGCCCATACCCTACAAGAGATGGTAAGGCAGATACTTCACGTTTAACTTCTGGTTTACTAGAAGCACATCCAGAGATAGCGGAACGTGATGAAGCATTCACTAGTGAAGTTCCTATCGCAAACGAGAAAATGATTCTTCAGAATGCAGATGACAAAATGTCTATTACATCTAATCCGCCTGTAGATACTGCTGCGAACTGGACGGATAAACTAGCAACTAATATAGACTTCACTGCAACCTCATGGAAAGAACCAATTACTACGGACGATTCGATTCGTGGTAAGGATGCAACTGGAAAGAATCCAGAGACACAAGAAGATAGAGTTCCCCCATATAAAAGACGGAACACGGAGTATCCGTATAATCATGTTCTTGAAACAGAAAGTGGTCATATCAAAGAATATGATGACACACCTTTTGCAGAACGTATCTATGAGAAACATAGAAGCGGAACATACTACGAGATTGACTCTGACGGAAACAAAGTCACTCGTGTTGTAGGACAGAACTATGAGATTATCGCAGGCTCCAACTTTGTAAATGTAAAGGGAGATGTGAATCTAACGATTGATGGTAATGCAAAGACATACATCAAGGGAGATTGGAATATTCAAGTGGATGGTAATAAGAAGGAAGTAGTAAAGGGTGACGTATCGGAAGAGTATGGTTCAAATGCTATAGCAGCATTCCACTCTACTACGGTAACAGGATTTAGAACCAAGACTATTCTTGGACTTGAGAATGAAAACGTGGTTGGTGTTGTCGCTCATGTGTATGGTGGACTTAAAACGGAAACTGTTGGTGGTAACTCTACGTTGGGTATCACTGGTAACTATGACGTTGATGCTTCAAGGATTGATCTAAACTAATGAAGGGCGAATTTGATATTACAATTGATGGTGTTGTTCATAGGTATACAAATTATAACGATATACCTATGGTATTTGATAACCTCATAAGATTTGAACCAGAAGTTATTCCAGAACCACATACAGAAGAACAACATGAGATAATGGAATCTTACAACGATAAACTAAAAGAATTAATGAAGAGGGAGACACGATAATGCCAGCAGCAACTAGAGTTGGTGACGCAGATGTTCCTCACTGTTCTGGAATGGTCAGAGCAGTAGGGAGTGGTAACGTATTTGTAAACGGAATACCTTGGAGTAGACAGGGAGATGTAAATACAGGTCATCTTTTACCGCCTGCACCTTGTCCAGGCCATTCTGCTCCTATTGCGTCTGGTTCTTCAACAGTATTTGTAAACAACAAAGGAGCCGGAAGAATTGGTGATGGTATTAGTGGTTGCACTTCTGTGGCTGCTGGTTCACCAAATGTTTTTGCTGGAGGATAACAATGTATGAGTATAGATGTAAAGTAGTTCATATCGTAGACGGTGACACCGTTGATGTGGATATCGACTTGGGGTTTGGTGTATGGATGAAGAAACAAAGAATTCGTATGTACGGTATCGACACACCAGAATCACGCACCAGAGATTTAGAAGAAAAGAAGTATGGATTGGCTGCAAAGAAGTTCATCACAGATATGTTAGATGACGATGGTGGAATTGTTCTCAAAACATATAAGGATGCAGAAGGAAAGTTCGGCCGCATTCTTGGGGAACTATGGAGAACCACAGACTATGCTGACAAATCAATCAACGACTATATGATTGAGAAACGTCATGCTGTTCCATATTACGGTCAATCAAAAGAAGAAATTCAAGAGCAACATATCAAGAATAGAGAGTTCCACAATCTATAAGTTTCGTTATAAATAGATTGAGGAGATATTAAATGGCAGCAAACCCTACAGCATTTAGAGATGCAGAATTAACTAATGATTCAGATAGAAATGCTCAGATATATAAAGATATAAATCTGAACTTCTCTAAACATCCTATAACTGGCGATATTAGTAAACTTACTAATGTTGAGGCTGTCAAGCGCAGTGTTCGTAATCTTGTGAACACAAATTTCTATGAGCGTCCATTCCATCCAGAGATTGGTTCTGATGTAAGATCAATTCTTTTTGAACCAGTATCTCCATTGATTGCAGATGTTCTTAAAAGATATGTTGAGGATGTTATTAATAACTTTGAACCAAGGGCAGAACTGATTAGTGTTATTGTAAGCCCAGACATTGATAGAAACGCTTATGGAGTTACGATAGAGTTCTATCTTGTAAACTCACCTAGTGGGTTGCAGAGTGTAAACTTATTTTTAGAGAGACTAAGATAAATGGCAACAAAATTACAAGTCACTGAGTTGGACTTTGATGATATCAAAACCAACCTAAAGACATATATGAAAAATCAGACAGAGTTTTCAGATTACAACTTTGAAGGTTCTGGACTTTCCACACTTATTGATTTACTCGCATACAATACTCACTACTTGGGTATGAATGCAAACATGGCAATCAACGAAGCGTTTCTTGATACTGCAACTCTTAGGTCTTCAGTAGTCTCTCATGCAAAGACTTTAGGTTATACTCCTCGTTCTGCTCGTGCTCCAGTTGCTTACATTGATATTCTTGTCAACGACACAAATACTCTTGGTAGTGTTACTCTTCCAAAGGGAACAAAGTTCACAACACAAATTAGTGATACGACATATGGATTTATTGTCAATGAAGATATCACAACAACTAAAACAAATGACATTGTAAGATTTCAAAATGTTCCTATCTATGAAGGAACTCTTGTCACAGCAAAGTATACGGTAGATAATTCTGATTTAGAAAAAAGATTTCTGGTTACTGATGATCGTGCCGATACGACAACACTAAAAGTATCTGTTCAAAATTCTGCTGCTGATTTGACAACAACTATCTATACACTTGCAACTGATATATCACAAGTTACTGCAACATCTAATGTGTACTTCTTGCAAGAGATTGAAGATGGAAAGTTTGAAGTTTACTTTGGTGATGATGTTGTAGGAAATAAACCAACTGATGGCAATATTGTTATCTTGGAATATATCGTAACAAACAAAGGTGCAGCCAATGGTGCAAAAACATTTAGTGGTACTGCATTCAGTGGAATTACAGATTATAATATAACAACAACATCAATTGCTGGGGGTGGTGCAGAACCAGAAACTATTCAGTCAATTAAATATAATGCTCCCTTAGATTATTCATCTCAAGGTAGAGCTGTTACAACTGAAGATTATAAAGTTATTATTCCACAAGTTTTTGCAGACGCACAGGCTGTTCAAGTTTGGGGTGGAGAAGATAATGATCCACCAAGATATGGACAAGTGTTTGTTTCCATCAAAACAACTTCTGGTATTAATCTAACACAAGCTCAGAAAGATACTATTACAACTGCTTTGGACAGATATAATATTGCATCTATTCGCCCAACCATTATTGATCCAGAAACAACGTCAGTTCGTTTAACAACATCATTCAAATATAATGCAAATGCAACAACAAAAACCTCACAAGATTTAGAAACTATTGTAAGGAATACGATTACTGCTTATAATACTTCAGACTTACAAAAGTTTGACGGTGTGTTTAGATATTCAAAACTATCTCGTTTGATTGATGCGAGTGATCCATCTATTCTTTCTAATATTACATCTATTAGAATAGCAAAATCTTTTACACCAACACTCAATGCAACAAACCAATACATCATTAATTTTTCTAACAGACTTTATAATCCACATAGTGGTCATAATTCTATGTTTGGTGGTATTGTATCTTCTACTGGTTTTACAATTACCTCAAATACCAATACTCTTTATTTGGATGATGATGGTACTGGAAACATTCGTTCATACTTCTTAGAGGCTGGTACGAATAGAAGTTATGTTGACTCTGTATTTGGAACAATTGATTATGTTACTGGTACTATAACTCTGCCATCTCTTATTCCTTCTGGTGTTTCTAACTCTGATGGTACAATTACTATCACGGTTCAACCTCGTTCAAACGATATAGTTCCAGTTAGAAATCAACTATTAGCAATTGATTTGACAAATACTGTAATCACTGGTGAAAATGACACAATCGAGTCTGGTGGTTCTTCTGCTGGTACTGGTTACTCAACATCATCTTCATATTAAGGTTTACTAAATGTCTGGACATGACCCAACATTAAAAAATAAAGTATCTCCTCATATTCAGAGTCAACTGCCTGAGTTTGTTCAATCGGATCATCCTTTATTTTCTCTTTTCCTCAAATACTATTATGAGTTTCTTGAGGCTGGAGAACTGGTCGTTTCTGGTTCTAACAGTTATGTTATTGAAGAAACAATCAGTAAAAACTTTATTCTTGATGAGACAGGCGAGAATATTGTTCTTGAAGAATCTGTTGGAAAGTTCGCTGTTGGCGAAACAATTACTGGTTCTATTTCTGGTGCAACTGCTCGTATTCTTGTTGATGACTTTGATAACAATAATCGTTTATTCATTACATCCCAACAAAGATTTGAAACTGGTGAGACACTAACTGGAGGCACTTCTGGTGCTACATCCACGGTGGTTTCTTATCGTGGAAATCCAGTTCAGAACATTCAACAACTTCTTGCATATGCAGATGTTGATAATACAGTTTATGACTTCTTGGATAAGTTTAGAGATTCCTTTATGGAGTCTATTCCAAACACACTTGCAGATGGTCTTGCAAAGAGAAAACTTGTAAAGAACATCAAAGATATGTACGCTGCAAAAGGTACAGCAGATGGACATAAATTATTCTTTAGAATTCTTTTCGATGAAGAACCGAATATTGTATATCCTCGTGACAATCTACTTCGTCCATCTGATGGAACTTGGTCTCGTGACTCTATTATAAGAATTACTGAAAACAGTGATTCAGATTTTAATACTGCAATTGGCCAAAGGATAACAGGTGCTACCTCTGGTGCAACAGCTCTTATTGGTACTGTAATTAAATTTAGAGAAGGTGCAACTCTAATTGCTGAGTTGAATGTTGATACTAACTCAATCACAGGAACATTTTCTGCTGGCGAAAATATTACCACAACTGATACAGTTCGTGACTTGGAAATCTCTGGTGTTGTAAAGAGTATTGTTACTGATGGAACAGTAACAGCTGGTGGTGCATACTATACTGTTGGTGATGATATCGTGGTTGGCTCTGGTGGTAATGATGCTGCTGTTGCTAAAGTTGAATCTGCTGGTACTGGTTCTGTTGACAGAATTGTTATTGAAAATGGTGGTAGTGGATATTCAATAAACGATACTATTCTTTTTAATACCACAGACACAGGTGGAACAGCTGTTTCTGCAAAGATTGCTGTTGTGGGTGGTGGATTTATTCTAGAAGGCATAACATCTCCAGATCACTTTATTACTGAAGATGGTTTTCCAATCATTACTGAGGATGCTCTTTATCTTCATCAAGAAACCACAGTAGGAGAAGATGACTTCCTCGTACTTGAAGATGGTGGACAGATTATTATTGAAGAAGAAACCTTTAATGATTTGGGAGTTTCATCAGAGATTGGTGAAATTACATCTGTTGATATAATCAATCCAGGCAATGGTTTCTCAAAACTTCCATTGGTAAGTATTACTACAAGTACTGGTGTTGGTGCAAGTCTTTTAGCATCATCTGTTATTGAACCTAGAATTGGACACGTTGAAGGTATTTCTATTTCAAACTTTGGTTTGGATTACAACACTGCACCAACATTAACATTCAATAAAAATGTTTT